GTGCACGTCCACGCCTGGAGTGTAGTAGCCTTCCTTCAGGCACATCTCGCACAAGCCGTTGGCACGTCGGAACACCTCGGCACGCAGCTGCTTCCATCGTCTGTCATTGAGCAGTCGTTGATAGCGTGGGTCGCGGCTCATGGTCAGTCGTAGATTTCGGTGAGGATGCTATCTACCAATTCGCGCGTCTGCTGGCGCGTCATGTAGTCGGGTTGCTTGAAGATGGCGATGTAGCCGATGATGAGCACGGCGAACACCACGACACCCACGAACACCGAGATGAGGATGTTGAGTTGTTTGTCTTCTTTCTCCATAGTTATCTAAACTCTAAACAGTTACCATTCACTGCCAAACGGTCGCCAATCGGGATCGCTGTCGGGCTGACCCGATGGTTCGTCGTGTCGGCTGCGCTCCACTTCTTCGTCAGCCTGCTGGCGGTCATCGTCGCCGAAGGTGATGCGCTGCTGTAGGGTGTCGGGCGTGCGCCGCTTGGTCTGACGGGTGCGCTTGCCGTAGGCATAGGCACGCCCATTGTCGGCGCGGTCGCCCATTTGCGGAAGCTCTGCCTGGAAGTCGGCCTCGAGGTTGACGATGGTCTGGGCGTCGCACAGCGTGGTCAGCGTCTCGCGCAGCGACTCGGTGCCGAGCTCGTTGCCGATCTGCCGCAGCTGGCGGTAGAGTCCCTTCATGCTGACCTCGGCCACGCGCTCGAGTATGTCGTCCACGCAGAGCGTCATGCGCGACTCGCCTCCCATGAAGGGTTTGTCAATCATCGCAAGGCCGAAGCCCTGACGGGCACGTCCTTTCTCGCCCTCGCCTTCGTGTTGCTGAAGGATGAGGATGACCTGGGCGATGTCCATCTGTGCGCTGACGCTCGAGAAGTTGAATGCGTTGTTCCACGAGGCGTCCAGCTTCAGCATGTTCAGTAGCGTTTTCATCTCAACCGACAGCGGGCCGGTGGCCTTGGCCGTCTCGGCGATGAACTGAAGGCACAGGGCCAGCAGGTGGTTGGCGTTGATGTCGTCGCCGCGCTGACGGGCGATGATGTTCAGTTGGCGGGCAAGCCATGTGGGCACCTTCACGCTCAAGGTGACGGTGCCGTCGTTTGCGTTGGTTTGGTTTCCTATCATTCGTTCACTTCTTTTAGGTCAAGTCGTTTGATGAGCCGCTGCACGGCAGGATCGTCGGCGATGGGCGTGTGCGGTGGTGTGGCCTCGTTGATGATACGGATGGCTACATCGGCCACGTCGGCCTTCTCGCCGTCGCCCTCGCGCCACCATTTCAGCACTGGCTCGGCATTCAGGTACATGCGGTCGTAGCGCAGGTTCTCCATCTTCGCCCGCCATCGGTCGATGCCGTCGCGGTCAGGATAGAGCACGATGCGCCGTTTCTGCTCGATGATGGGCTTCAGCCGCTCGCGGTTGAGCATCTCCAGCCCGCCGCATGCCATCCACACCTGCTGCTGGTGGTTGCCGTAGGCGATGGCCATGATGAGTGCGGTCTTCTCACTCTCGACGATGTTGATGGTGGCATGCGGTCCGAAGCGGTCGAGTAAGTGAAGGCCGAACAGCGTGGGCTTGACCTCTTGCTTATCTTCGTCCCATTGCGGAAGTCGCTTGTCGCGGAACAGTGCCGAGTGAATCCAGTCGAAGTTGTAGTGTGAGTCGCGGTCGCGGTGGCCGTCGGGGCGGTACAGCATCATCTTGCCGGTGCGCACCTGCTGCTGCTCGTCGATCTGCCAGAAGATGGTCATGCCGTTGCGGCGGTTGGTGCCTACGTGGTAGTCGTTCAGGACTTGGTCAATGCGCTTGCGCTGCACGCTGTCCCAGCTGATGCCGGTGCGCAGCCATCGTACCAGGATGTTCTGTTCGCGGTCGCTCTCGCGGCTGCTCACCATCGTCATTGGCAGCGTCAGCATGGGTAGCGGCGCGGGCTTCGGGCGTGGTGGTGGTGGGGTGTAGCTAAAATCTTCCATATCGGTGTCTATTGAATACTTTTTCCCAAGCCAGCGGATGGCGTCAGGAAAGGTTAGGTTCTCGTGCATCATAAGGAACTCGATGGGGCCTCCCTTGGCGTCACAACGGAAGCACTTGAAGACGTTGCCTTTCGGGTACACCACGAAGCTCCCAAGGTGCTTGTCGTCGTGGAACGGGCACAGACCGAGGTAGCGCACGCCACGCTTCTTCAGGTCCACGAAGTCGCCCACGACGTCTACAATGTCGGCAGCGTCTTTGATGCGTTGAATGGTCAGGTCGTCGATGGTTGCCATAGTCTAAATAATCTCTCTGTAAAGCAATAACGCGCCCGCGCGTGGCGGCTGTGTGGTTGCGTGTCCCTTGTCCCGCCCGCCCACCTGTGGCGGGCAGTGGAAATGGGACTCGCTACCCGCAAGACTTGTCCCAAACTTGGGGGGTTATCCCTTTAGGGATAAACCAGCGTTGGGATAAGTCGTTAGAAGGGCATGTCCTCTCCGATTTGCAGGAGGTAGTGTCCGTTCTGCTTCACGCTTGATTCCTCGAGCAGTTTCAGGTTCAAAGCGACAACAAGGTCGGCCTGTCGGCGGTCGTTGTTGTTCTGTCCGCCTATTTCGCCGAAGACTTTCTTCTTCACTTCGTTTCGGCTCATCGGCCAGTTGTAGCGGTTCTCTGCTTCCTTCAGCCATGCCTTGATGTCTTCCACGCTGTCGTTTACCGGAGCGTTCGTCGTGACGGGTGCGCTTTGGTAGATGCGAGGCACACCCAGCGCACCAGCTGCGTCGGTGATGTAGAACTTCCAGTCCTCCATGTCCTTGCCGCGTGCGTCCTGTTGCTTCACCGTGAAGTTCACGCCGTTGTCGTCTTTCTTCTTGATAGACACCAGCGTGTCGGTGATCTTGTTGCCTAACTCGGTGCCGAGGTGGCCGCGCATTTTGCTCTCGTCGTCGTTGCCTGGTCGTGGGTTCATGTGCAGGACGTTCCAGATGCAGATGTGCCGCTGTTCTGCCAGTGCCATCAGGTCGCCCACCAACTGGGCACTCTCTGCATTGTCGTTGAAGTCGCCGATGATGTCGCGGATGCCATCGACGAACACAGCGTCGGGCTGTAGCATTTCGATGGCTTGCTGAATGAGGCGGTAACGCTTGCGGTAGGCTCTTTCGGCAACCTTGCCTTCGTCGTCCTTAACGTCAGTCACGCCACGCAGCCACAGGACGTGAAATCGGTCGTTCGGCTGGTCCATCGCCCAGTCGCATAGCCAGTGGACGCGGCGCAACACCTTCGCGCTGTTCAGTTTCTCCATTTCAGTGTCCACGTAGAGCACTGTCGGCTTGTGACCGAGGTGCTCGATGGTGCGCTCTGGTACCTTCAGCCCTGGCAGGTATTCCTGTGCCCTTGGTCCATTGTCGGCGAGGATGGCTGCCATGAGCTGCGCCAAGACGAAGGTCTTGCCATTTTTCTTTTGTCCGCTCAATGCCTGAATGCCGCCGATCGTTGAAAATGGCACGCCGTTGTACTCGAGCATGTAGTAGGGCTCGGGGTAGTTCTGCGTGGCGTCCAGCAGGTAGGCCCGCACTTCGTCGTAGCGTGCCTGCTGTTCTTTCGCCTCCAGTTCGTCGGCTGTCAGCATCGCGGGTAAGTTTGTCATTTCATCCATAGTTCCACTTTATTGTTGGGCGATGGCTTCGTCGGTGGCATCGCGCACTTCGGCAATTTGCCGCAATGCCTTCTTCATCTCGCCCTTTGTCCTGAAAATCTCGCCGTAGTCGGGGATTACCTTCATCACGGCATCGTAGAGCGTGTCAGGGTCTTTCCAGCAGTCCACAAGCTGCTCAAGTCCGACCGCGATGTTCTTGTCCTCGGTTTCTTCGAGTTGGTAGCGCGTAGAGTCCAGGATGTCCACGCCCTTGTACCACGCCTTGATGAGGTCACCGAGGTCAAAGTCCATGAAGATTCGGACAATGAGCCGGCGCGGCAGCTTGTATTGCGCGATGATCTCGTCGAGCGTGCGCAGGAACATCTTTTGTGCCAGTTGCAGGCAACTCATGGCGGTCATCGGCCACGCCACGATGTCGGGGTGCTGGATGCCGTGGTTTTTCAACGAAAGGCGGTACTTGTTCCACAGGCTCGTGACGAAGGGGCGGCTCTTGGTGTAGATAGGACCGCCCAAGCCTTGCCAGAACTCGAAGTACTGGTTGTCGGTGAAGTCTTTGCCATAAGCCTTGCGCGAACCTTCTGTCATGTCAGCGACGCGGAAGAAGCGGTTGTATTCAGCATGAAGCAGCCGTCGCTCGTAGGCAATGCGTGCCGCCTCTGCCTGCTTGAAGGCATGCTTCACGTCGTGCTTGTAGCGCGGGTGCTGTCTGACCTTGTCCATAGCGTCCATCATCACGAGGATGGCGGCGTTGCCAGCCGTGCCGGTCACGAGCTTAACCATCGACGCCGCGTTTGCAAGGTCGTGGGCTATCTTGTCCAGCTGCTCCTGTGCGAGTTGTTCTGCCATGTCTAAAAGGGTAGGTCGTCTTCTTTCTTTTCCTCGGATGCTGGCTGTGGTGCTTGCGCTGCCACCTGCTTCTCTGCCTGCTGCTCCGTCTGCTGTCCCGTTTGTTGCGATTGTGTCGCAACCCCTTCGCCCAGCACCTCAAACTTGTAGACGCTGATGTTGTTGATGGGCACCCGTGTACCATTCTGTCGCTCGTAAGAACGAACGCTGTGGCTGAAACCCACCTTGCATTTCAGTTCAGACAGCAGCATGCACTCGCCGTTCTCCACCACTGCCTTGCCGTCCGACCCCTTCTTCAGGTACGCGCCGATCTGCGCCATGATGTTCGTGTCCATCGTCTCCAGCAGCACCTTGTCGCTCCATCGCTGGTCGGGTGTCTCGAAATACTCAAACACGAAGGGCAGCACTTTCCACTCGCCCCTCTGCGAGGTGCCCGACCTTACGGGCAGCACTCTCTGGATTCTTCCTTCAAATTCCATGATGTTTCTCCTTATTTTTATGGTTGGTTAATCTTCCACTCGCTGATAGATGGGCATCAGCCGCACACCGCATTCAGGGCAGAACGTCGTCTCGAAATGAATGGCCAATTCGCGCGGAATGTAGACGCGGCCAAACTCTGCCGCCTTGCCGCAATAGGGGCACTCATACTTCACCACGTCCACGGCATCGATGACGCCTTTGGCCTGACCGCCTTCGCGCTTCAGCTGCTCATCGTCGAACTGGGCGAATATTTCCCCGCACGTCGTGCAGTAGTCATCGTCGTCGCTCGGCGTGTTGCAGGCCGGACAAATGATGCGGTTCCCAAAGTATGCCATTTCTCATTCCTTTCGTTCTGTGCTCTGATTCTCTCATGACGGCTTGCAACGTCCATCGGCATCATTACAGATGTCTTCGGGGTGGTCAATAAACCAATCTCCTGCCCACTCCGGCATCTCGATTGGGGCCTGTAGTCCCGTCCGCTGGCGACTTGCGCCTCTCTGCGCCTCCGAGTCTGTGACTCTTCAGCCCGCTCTCTTAACGCTCGCGGTGGCGTGATGTGTGGAGGGAGCTGGATTCGAACCAGCGATGTGTGGTAGATTTTAGAGCATTACTGCCGCGCGAGGCTCTTAATTCCATTCGGCAGTAGGTTTGGTCATCTTGCCTTCGTCCACTCGGCCATCCCTCCTTTGGTTCAGTTCGTCGCTATTGTGTAGCGACTGCCCTCACCCCAGTTGCATCAGTGCAATCTCTTCGTTCACCCTCCGCGCTGCTGCTGCGAATAGTTCGCACTCGCTCACCAGCGATGTCAGGGCGAAGTGTTTGTTCCCGCGTGGGTCACCGAGGAATGTCTTAATCGTTTCGCCTTTGCCATCTTTCACCCTGGCAATGGCTTGGCACTTCTGAGCCTTCCCGTTTGCCCAGCTCACCGTCTTAACTTCTATCTCCACGGTGGTCTTGCTGTTCAACCTGCTCATGCCAGAAGGCCCTCCACGCCCATGAGGATGATGATGGCTAACGTGGCGATTGCGCCGTAGATGAGCTGCTCCTTCAGCGTCAGCTCTTCGTTCTGGATGTTGTTCTGTTCTTTGTTCATAGTTTCTTTTTATTTTTGGTTTTCGTTATCGTTATCGTTGAAAAACAGCCCCGACCTTCGCAGGCAGGGGCCTGCCCATCAAGAAAACAAAATGTTAAACTAAAATGATTATGATGAAAAAATAGTCAAGTTCTTCACTTCGCCCTGGGACACCATCCGCCTGATTCTGTTCAGCGGGTAGCACCACCCAGTGTCGTGTGGTTTTCCGTCTTTGCCTATGACGGTGGCGTGTTCCCGAGGAAGGCTGCTGCCGTAGGTCTTCAGCCATGACTTGCTGAAGAATTGCACCTGCTTGGCCAGCTCATCTCCAGTCACCCATTGCTCGCGGTACATCTCCAGGCTGTCGGCCATCGCCCGCCTGACCTCCGCAATAATCTCTGCACGCAGCATCTTGTCCATGTTGTTTTCGTTTTTGTCGTTTCTCACTTCGTCCGTGTAATGCTCACGGCCTTCGCAGCATAGTCCTTCTTGACTGTGAACTCCAGCCCCTCCTCGTTCTTCAGCTGTTGAGCGGTCACACTGGCAGATGTCACTTTCTTGGCATCCAGCAGCTGGAAGATGCGGGTCTGACCAACTCTCATCTCTCGCAATTCGTCACGTGTTACCTTTTCCTGTGCCATTTTCTTAATCTTTCTTAATTGTTTTCTACTTTTAAGAAAGAATTGGAAGAAAAGCCGTATATTTGCATCCCTAACCCTTTGCAAGTAGGCTTCGGCCGCTTGTTTGAAAAGACGCCCTGCGCCTGACGGCTATTCTTGTGCCCAACTCTTTCTTTATTTGTTTCGGGTGCAAATATAATACAAAGATTTCAAACTTGTGTGGATTAGTGCGGTTTTTTATAATATATTAACAAATTAACGCGGTTTTATGAGGTTAAAGAACAATATTTTTGCGGCTGCCTTTGATGAACTGAAGCGCAACCACGGTATAAAGACGCAGAAGGAACTCGCGCGTAGAATGGGCGTGAGCGAAGATACAATCACGCGCATTCTTAAAGACCGAACCGAAGTAACCGAAGATATTATCACGAAGCTACAGACGGCATCTGGTTGCATCTTCAACCTGCAATGGTTACGAGGAGAAGATCCGTATCACATGCTGGCCGAAGATGTTCCAAAACCAACAGAGCCGCAACCACAAAGTGCGCCGCCCGTCATAGACCAATCATCAATGGTGAACGCCATCATTGCAACCTATGAGGGCCGCATCGCCGACCTGAAGGAAAGCAACGCCGCCCTTCGCAGCTCACTCAAACAAAAAGACGACCAAATCGCTGATCTCCGTGCCACCGTCGACGACCTCCGCGCTCGTCTCGCCGATCTGCAAAACGAACTACAAAACATCAACCGCACCGACCTGGACTACCCCTTCCCGGTCGGCGCGGCAGATCACCCAAAACGCCACAAAAATGTGTAATGTTTCCCCCTTTGCATCCGCGAATCTCCCCAAACCTCCCTAAACACACGGGAGCCCCATCACACCGTATAGCCCCAAGCGGATCACAATAAAATAAAAGGGGTAACGGTTCAAAAAGGCCGAAACCCCTTTATTTATTGGGAAAGTGAAGGGTCAGGCGGTGTCGTGTGGGAAACGCTAATTCGGTCGAAATTGGTCGAAATTTGGTGAAATGAGTGCAAAATGTTTCCCCCCATTTCCCAGGGGGTAAACAAAAAGGCCTAAAAGGGGGAAACATAAGTCAAGCGGTTCAACCTAAAAACGAGAAAATATGCTAACTACAAACATAGTCTTTGACCATAGAGGCAAGACGCAGACGGGCAAAGAAGGCCCCATAGAGTTGAGAATCACACATAATAGAAAGACATTATATATCAGCACGGGCGTGCGCGTGCGCAAGAATGAGTTCGCGTTTGGTTCGGTTGTGGACAGGGGCGACGCGGATGAGATGAACAGGCAGCTGCGTGCCATCCTGAAGCGAACCACCGACGTAGTAACCGACATGCTGGAAGCTGGCGAACCTGTCGACGCGGCAGAAGTGAAGCGTCGCGTCTGGAAGCCTGCAAAGAAAATCGCCGACACGAACGAGGTGGTCGGCTGGATCGAAGAGCAGCTGCCGCTGCTCGGACTTCGTGATGGAACGCTGAAGCACTACCGCCCATTGCTCATCAGACTGACCGAGTGGGACACCATCCGCGCATGGAGCGACGTCAGCGTCGAGAATATCTACAAGTTCGACGCATGGCTGCACTCACTGACTGCCAAGCAGACGGAGGCGCAGAAGAAAATGGGAGAGCCTGGCAGTCTGTTGAGCGACGCGGCGGTGTATAATTACCACAAGTGCCTGAAGGCTATGCTGGCGCGGGCCTATAAACTGGGAGTCATCAACGAGAATCCATACGACCGCATGAAGGGTGAGCTGAAGCGCGGCGACCGCGAGACGATGGACTACCTGACAGACGAGGAGATGGAGGCTTTCGAGAGTATCCGTCCGCTACGTGGCAGCGTGATGGACGTGGCGCATGACCTGTTCGTTTTTCAGATGTACACGGGGTTGAGCTACGGCGACATGCAAGTCTTTGACATCAAAGACTACCGACTCGTTGACGGTGCTTGGCGAAATGTTGGCGAGCGTATCAAGACGGGCGTGCCCTTCGTGTCGCATTTGCTGCCTCCTGCCGTGGCGGTGCTGGAGAAATACCAGTACCAGCTTCCAAGGATCGGCAATGCCGACTACAACCACGCGCTGAAGGCTCTGGGCATGGCTTGCGGCATCACTCGGCCGCTGCACTCACACATGGCTCGGCACACCTTTGCCACGTTTGCGCTACGTCAGGGCGTGAAGATTGAGAACCTTGCGCGGATGCTCGGCCACACGAACATCACCCAGACGCAACGCTACGCCAAGGTCGTGGCCGAGTCAGTGCATGAGGAGTTCTACAAGCTGGGCGAGGCCATCGCGAAAAAGAAGGCCGACCGAAAAACCGCAACGAAGCGGAAATAACTAATATTAAAACACCTATGAAAAAAGCATTGTTAATCTTTGTCGCCGGCATGATGCTGACGGCATGTGAGAAGGCTGTGGACGACATCGTCGAACAGCCTGAAGTGAAGACGAAGACGCTTGTCTTCAATGTGAAGGGCGATTTCCAGTCGCCGACGTTCAAGGCACCGCGCCGCGCACCTGGATTGACGGCTGACGGGACTGAAATGACCGATCTGTGGCTCTTCGACTACGTCGGCGGGCAGTTGGTCCAGCAGCTTCATCAGACTCCGGCAGACACCGATTGGGGCACGCCCTCGCTGACGCTGGCCTACGGTTCGCACCACATCTACTTCGTCGCAGCCCGTGGCGATGGCCCGACCGTCGACACCTCGACGCGCATCATCACATGGACAAAGCCAAAGGACACCTTCTGGAAGGACTACCAAGTGGACGTCACCGAAACGACGAAGAAAGACCGCAGCCTGACGCTGTCGCGCGTCGCCACGAAGCTGGCCGTGCATATTGCTGACGAAGTCCCCGCCGAGCTGAAGAAGGTCGTCATCACGCCTGCATCCTGGTACTATGGTTTCGACTACGTGACGGGCACGGCAGAGATTGAACAGCAGACCGATCGGTCCGTTGACGTTCCCGCCTCCTACGTCGGCACCACGGGCGAGCTGCTCGTCAGCATCTTCGGATTGAGCGATGCCGAGGAGTGGACCACCGACGTCGCCGTGAAGGCTCTCGATGCCGACGGCAGCGTGCTGGGTCAGGTGACCATCAGTGGCGCACCATTCAAGCGCAACCGCGTCACCGACTACACAGGGAACCTTCTGGGCAGCGGTGGCAAGATGACGCTTGACCTCGACGACACGTGGCAGGCTGCCTTCACCGCTGAATGGTGACTACACAAAGACAAGCCCCCGCATCACTGCGAGGGCTTGCCCATAAAAAGTAAATCCATGAAAACAGTACTAATACCCTAAAAACGTAAGTTATACAAAAATCGAAAATATCGTCGCCACGTATGCCGTCAGGCCGAGCCACAGCCGCCACGCCGGCCATTCCTTGGCGTTGTGGATGCTCCACACGCCGTAGCCGATGAACGGCACCCAGGCCGACAGTGCAAGCGGCTGCTGAAGCAGCGCGAGCATCTGTGTCAGGAACAGCACACCCGTGCAGGCGACGGTGTAGATGTGCATGCCGACGCCCTGCTTGTCTTCATGTATAGGCAACGCACCGGCGAGCACCATGCACGCGGCTGACAGCAGCACGAGGAATCGAAGATGGTCTGCTACGTGGTGCATGCCGACTGGCACGAGTAGAAATGTCATCGCCCAAGCGACCGCGCACCAGCAGATGCGCCCGCCGGTGGGAAGGTCGAATGGGTTGCAGGGGATGCTGACTGGCAGCGTGCACCCATTGTGGATGTAGAGCGCAACGAGCCAGACAGCGAGGGTTATGGATGAAATTATGGCAATCATTTCTTCTTTGATTTGGCGTTTTCTGCTTGTAAAACTTTCCTGAATTTTTCTACTTCCTCATCGGATGGCTTGTCCTTTTCGGAAATTTCATCCTCCCATGGGAAGCGTATGAGGTCGCGGTCGCTGTAGATGTTAGACTTTGTCAGGTCTGCCTGTGCTGTCATGACGAAGAAAGCAGCGAGGCGGGCCTGTTCCCAGTTGGGACGCTGCCTACGGCGGTATCCGCGAATGATAGCTTGTATCTCCCAGTGACGCAGCCCGAAGTAGAACTGGTCGCGCGGGATTCCTATCTCGCCCACGATGAGCTCGTAGAGTTCGTGGGCGGAACTTAGTTTTTTGGCTGTTCCCCCTCTGCCGGTTGTTCGTCAGGCGTGACGACTGCCGGAATCTCGAAGAAGTCGGCCACTGCTTCCATGACCACCTCGAAGGCTTGCGTGAACTCCATCGGGCTGACGTCGGTCAGCAACTTGTCGGCAAGGTCGCCGTCGATCTTCGAGAGCACGGCAGCCAGCAGCGCGTAGCGCGACTTGGTGGTGGTGAATTGTTCGCCGTAGAACGACGTGCCGGTGATTTCCTCGTAGGCAATAATCACTGACATGTTCATCTCCACGTCGATGTCTTGGCCGAGGAGGTGGATGGTGTAATCTTTCTTTTTGCTCATAGTTCCAAAAAATTAGAAAATGAAAAGGCCACGCCCCGCTGGACCGTAGAAAAGCGACAGGGCGCAGCCTCGTGAAGTTTAGACGACCTTTGCCAGCGGACCGTCGCCAGTGAGCTGGATGGTGTAGCTGGCGTTCTGGCGGTTTGGCGTGTTGATTGAGATGTCGTTCACCCAAGCCTGCCCAGTGTAGGCGATGGCACCCGTGCCTGGCACGCGGTTCTTTTCGCCGGATGCCTGCGTGAACTCGACTGTGACCTTCTGCTGTGCCAGCACAATGTCAAGCGCGTCGACGGCGTTCACTCCAGTGGCGTCAGTGTCCACACTGTAAAGGGCATCGACCGACACGTCCCACGACATGCCGGTGATTTCTTGTTGCATGAAGCCGTTGGTAGAGTCTTTCGTTGACGATTCCTCAAGCTGTGCCGACGTGTGAACGGTGGCAGACGTGGCGAAAGCAATGTACTTTTCGCCTATCTTGATGCGCAAATTTTGACCTTTAATAATTCCCATATTATTGCTCGTTTGGAATGGTACAATTATACGTCAGCGTGTAATGGTAGCATGGTTTCATCCAGTCCCAAGCGATGCCGTTGGACTGGAGGCTGTCAAGTTCTGGCACCTCCATGCCCTCGGCCAGCATCGCCGCGATGACGGTGGCAACAGTTGAGCGCACTCGGGCTATCAGCTGCTTCACCGCCTTGGGGCTCTCGGCGTCAATCTCCACGGAGGCCGTCACGCGGTCTTCCCAGCTCTCCCACTCGCAGTCCTTCTCGTCGGGGTTGTTCTGCAAACCGTCGTCCATCACAATGATGCACGGCAGCGGCGTGTTGTCAGGCTCATCGGGGCCGACCTCAAAGCAGGTCGACTTGATGCGTCCGCCCACGGCGGTCATCAGTTCCGCGTCGGAGCGGAGGGCGTTGAAGATAATTTCATCGAGTGCTTCCATTTTCGCTGTATTTTGTTTTGTCTTCAAAACCGCAGGGCAGACAACCTGTTGCTATGGCATCGGAGCCACCCTGCGGCCGGAACTATGATCCGAGAAGAGTTGAGAGAGGTTACGCGGTCGTAGGCTCTTCCTCAACAATCTTGTAGAGTCCGAATGCCTGGCTCGTGTTGTTTGCACCGTTGATGTAAACCGAGATGTCGGTCATTGACCAAGCGGTGTTGATGGTGACGGCTGTGATGTTCTTCTTGGCAACAGCCTGGCTGGTTGCGTCGATAGACAGACGAACGTCGCCGTGCTGTTGGAGAGCGAACCACTCCCAGTAACCAATCTGAATGTAGCGGTCGGCAGTGGATACGAGCTTGCCTGCGCTGTTCAGTTCTGTGTTTACAAAGTGAGAAACAACGTAGGGGAAGCCTGCGCAACGGCCGTTCTCGATGACGAAGCCACCAGCGGCACCTGCAATCTTCGGAGTGGCCATCAGCTCAGCCTCGGTAACGCGGTCCATGGCGATGCAGACGTTGCCCTCGAAGAAGCCCTTGTTGGAGAACTCTGCCACAGCAGCGAGGATATTCTTGTACGCGTCTGCACCAAGCTCGATGTTGATAGCGGAAGCCTTCTTGTTGGCAAACGGACCCTTGTTGCCGTCCCAGGCAGCGAGAGAGTAAATCTTTTTGGCGAGATACTCACGGAGAGCAATGTCAAACTTGGTCTGCACGAAGGCCATGAGGTCGAAGGCAGCGTTGTCGATAGCCATGTTGCTGACGGGCACGGTCAGACCAACGCGGCGAACGGTCGGGCTAATCTGAGCGAAGTCGAGCACCTGGTCGGTGAGAGCCTCAATCTCGCCTACCTCCTCCATCTCCACGTCGTTGATGCTGACGGGCCATACCTCATTACCAGTAACGCCTGTTACCACGTCGAGACCAACGGGCAGTCCCAGTCCCTCGTGGAGGGTAGGAATCATCTCGTGGATAGAGAGGTTGATGGCACCAGAGGCTTCGATGGTGTTGGTGTCGCCAGTGTTGGCGGGGCGCAACAGAATCTCGCGGTCGGCCTTGCCGTTGCGAACGTTCTTCAGGAGCTCGCGGAAAGCCTTAGCCTTGTTAGCCTTACTTGCCTCGGCCTGAGCCTTGGCGTTGTCGTTCTCGCGGTTGAGGAACTTCATCTGCTCGTCGAGCTGGTTCAGTTCACGGGTGAGGTTCATCTCCTCGATTTTCTCTTCGGCGGTGAGCTCACGGTTCTTGGCGTTCATGTACAGATCGCCCAGCTTCTCGTTGGCCTTGTTGCGGGCCTCACGGAGCTGCATGAAAGTCATTTTTTCCATCTTAAAACGGTTTTAAGGGGTTATTAAAAAGTTGTTGATTCCATTCGTTCGTCGAAGTCCGACATGCGCTGCATGTGAGCCAGTCGGCGTTGCATCTCGCGCTTCAGTGCCTCTTCCTTCTCCTGCTCTTCGCGCTGGCGTTGTGCCTCGGCATCAGCCTTGGCTTTCTTACCGGCGGGTGTCTCGTCGTACAGCTCTCGGGCATTGACGCTTGTCTGCTTGTACGCAGGGTCCATGCCGATGGTGAGCGCGGTGAGCGCACGGAACTTCTTGTGCGTGATTTTCACATCCTTGCCGCCTTCGCGTTCCTCCACGTCGTAGTCTTCGGGCCAGAACTCGAAAGAGCAACCTGAGTAGTCGCCACGACGCACCATCTCCAGACAGCGGTCGCCAATGTCACACCTTGGTGCTTCAAACTCGAAGTTGACACCCTTCTCGTCCACGCTCAGACGGAGCGAGCCTGTACCCTTGTTGCAACGCGCCAAGGTCAGGTCACGGTCGTGGAGCATATTCATTTTAATGTCCTGCGAGTTCAGAAACTCCATCGTACATGCCTCGGGCTTGATCACTTCGCGGAAGCGGTAGCCCCAATCGTCGAGAACTTCGCTTTCAGCATCAAACACGATGGCCGTGCCGGTGATGGTGCGAGACTCGCCCTGCGCATCTGGTGCAGCTTCTCTAACGGACAGCTTGCAGTCCAGGGTTCTGATTTCGATTTTCTTTGCATCCATATTCGTCGTTGAAAATATTATCTATATTACCCGCATTATGCGGTCTCGGGTTTACTAAATGGAATTTCTATCTTCTCGCGGGTGATTGCCATTGGTACCTCGTAGGCGTTCGGGAACTTCCAATCAATCCATGCCGAATTGATGCGCTCGGCGAACTGACCGCCCACGCGGAGCTCGTTGGTGAAGGTGGTGAAGGGCATTTCGCCGATGTGGTATGCCTTGGGGTTTTCTTCGACGCGCTTAACGATGTCGCCACCGATGCGACGCAGATACTCCTGGGCAACCTCCCACATCAGGTCGAGCAACTGTAGCCAGTCTTCGGTGCGCATGATGCTCATGGTTGCAAGGTGCATCTGCCGGCTGTTGAGCGCACGCTTCCATGCGGGGGCAAAGTCTGGGAACTTTTCGCTGATGATCTGCGTACAGATGTCAAGGTCTTCAGGATTTCCCCATGTGGCATACTGCTTGCGCATACTTATTCCGAGATCGGAGGCCTTTGTTGTTATGGCACCATGCGCTTCGATAGTCTTGCCGATGTCGGGCACGTTATCCATGAAGCCAAAGTAGCGGCGATAGTGGCAGAAGCCGATGTACTTTGGCAACTTCTTTCGCTCGCTCACTTTCTTCATCTGCCACAGCTCAGAGTAGTAGAGGTCGGGCACGTCGGGCTTCGGCAGTTTGCGGCTGTCGATTGTCTCGTAGACTGCGTTCTTCACTACAGGCTCGAAGTCTGTATGCGCACAAATGAAAATCTTCGCGTCGGTGTTGTCGGGTTTCTTGAAGTATTCCTCGTTCTTCTTCAACCATGCCATCTGCCGTTCGAGGTCGTTTCCGCGCCACGATCCTCCGTTGTAATGGAGGTAACACTTGTCGAGGTCTGGATAGAGTCGGGCTGTGAGTGCGGGCTTTGTCTTGATGATGTCTTCCAGCAGACAGGCACCCGTGTCATACCAGTTTTGGGTGTTTGTCATCCCTCCTGGCTGCAATGCCCACGAGCGCAGAGGGTCGTAATACTTCGCACCGTGCTTGGTGAGGAGTGGCACGTTCATATAGCAGAGCCACGGCAACAGTCGGTCATGTTCCTTGCGACGGCCACGAAACCATTGCACCTTGCCACAGGCAGCGTACTGCTCATCCCACAGGAAGTCGAACGGCTTAGTGATCAGAACGTCACTCTCCACCAGGATGAAGCCGTCCTTCAAGATGCCCCACAGATACTGCACACTCATCATGTGCTTCACGCTCCCATAGTTACTCAGGTGCGCCAACTCCCAGCACTTATTGGGGTAGTTGGCCAGTTCTTGGTCGAAGTTGATGAGTTGCTGCTTGCGGTTGTTCAGCACCTTCACGCCCTTCATGCGCTTGGCAAATGGCCGTGCGTCGGAGTTGTCGAGCACCGTCACCGGCCAGTCGCACCCCACCTTGCGGATGCTCAGGATGCAAGCCTCGGTGAGTTCGGGGGTGTTGTAGTGTACGATTGCTATTTGTTTCATATCGTGTCAAATTTTAACCATTAGGTAACAACTTGCAAACTGTTAGGTAATAGTTGCCGAGTTGTTAGGTAACAACCTATTCTTTGCTTGCTGGCGGTTCTGGTTCTGTTGGTGCCTGCGTGGGTTGTGCGCCACTGAGTTTCGGACTTCCGAGCTCTGCCAGGTTGGTCGAGACGTAGATGATGTCGCCGTTTGGTACGGCTGGGCGGTCGTACTGAGCGCGGATTTCGTTGACGGTGGCGGCTCCCGTCTGCAACTGAAGCTGGTCGACCTTTGCCTGTGCCTCCTTGTCGAGTCGGAGCAACGGCTGTTCACACATGTGGATGCGACGCTTGCCGAAGTCGTCACGGGTGAGCAGTTTGCGGTTCATCTCCTGTTCCATTTCGGTGATGTCGGGCTGCACGGTGCGCTGTAGGTACTCCAGCGTGGCGTTGGTGTAGGTGGTGTAGTGGCTGTTGGTGTCGAGCATGAGCAGAGGGCGCGGTGTGCCAAAATACCTTGCCACGTCGTCGAGCCCCATGTTCATGTGCTCCATGAGTTGCATGTCCTGAGCACTCATTGAAATCGGCACGACTTTATCAAGCCCCCGCAGACTCACAATGTCCTGGTTATATATTTCCTCATTGATTTCCTTGGCATAGCTCTTCATCTGCTTTGGGTCGAAGAGTCCCTGTGAGATAGGACTGTAGCCACTTGCGGGCGGTTGCTCTCCGATGAATGCCTTCATGCGGCCACCCTTGGCAGCTGTCTCGAGCGCTTGGTTGCTCTCAGTCTTGATGAGCGACAGCGTGTCGGCAGCATACTGGATGGTCGAGATTCCCCAGAAGCCGTTCTGATAGCGGAAGGTGTTGGCGAAGTGCAACACGTCGCGCCTTGGTGCGTTCACCTTGAAGCGCACGCCATTCTCTCCCAGGTAGGTGAGGGTGTAGGTGCCGGTGATTTCGTCGTAGCCACCACACTCAGCCAGCCACAGGTTCAGCGGGTCACCCCACTCATCACGCTCGATGTACACAAACGAGTTGCCCAGCAGCAGCCTACGGATGACCACCTGCTCGATGAGCGATGCGGCGGTGCTGATGGGGTTGGGCTGCACCTGCAAAAGATAGTTGATGGTCTTACCAGGTCCCCACATGTCGGGCACGAAGTTGCCGCCCTCTCGGTTCATGCGCTGATACTGGATAGAAAACTGTGCCTCTGTCTTGGCACGCAGCTCGACGGCGCGATACACAGCACTGACGGCCAGTGCCATCTGCGGAGAGCGCACGCGCACTTTCTTTTCCTCGAATGAGCCTCCGCCAAACTGCTGGTTGCCGAGGTCATTCGGGTCGGTGCTGCTTGGTACGCCCGTGATTTCCCGATTGCGGATGGGGATGGTACCCGTGGGGGTGAATAGGTTGAAAATTCCCATATCGTTTTTTTGTTTTCGTTATCGTTTCTTTTTCGTCAGCTGACGACCTCGGTGGCAGTGATCTGTACAATGTTCTGTGGGATGTCTGCGTGGAGCGATTGGATTTGGTACGTCACGCCCTCGATGAGCAGACGCGAGTCACGGGTGACGATGCTGTTGTAGCGCATCCGCACCATGATGGTGTCGTAGGCGTCCAGCGCACCCTCTCGCAGTGCCTTTACACCCTTCGACCATGTGACGTTTGCCCAGACGCAAGACTTCACCTCGTAGGCGGTCGTCTCGCCGAAGTCAGCCTGCGTTGGTGTCACTTTCCCGAGGATCATGACGCGCCTGTTCAATATTCCGGTGCTGTATGCCATAGTCTTTTCCTTTTAACTTCCCGCGTTTTCGGTGTCAGGGTTTACCAGCGCGTCGACCTCTGCGGCCAGCGCTGTCACTTCGCTCTGCATGGCGTCCAGAATGACGGGTGAGGGATTCGTGAACAGGGCGAATCGTGTGTAGGTTTCGCCGATGCGCTTGCTCAATGCTTCAGCACCGTCTGGCAGATAGAACGCCAGCAGCTGCGTCTGCTCCACGAGCTGCTTCAGGATGTTGTTGCGGCGATCGTTGGAGAATGTGCCTGCAAGCCGCATGTATGGCTTCAGCATCAGGTCGAAGCTGTACGGAACAATGGAGAGGTTCATCGTGTCGGCAGGTGAGCGGTGCTGATAGCTCATATCTACCAACATCAGCGTTGCCTGACGGATGGGCTCTGGAACTGGCTGGTCGGCGGTGCCGAAAGTTCCTACGATGTCGTCATAGTCTCGGTCGAGCAGCTTCATGATGGTCTTTTCGGCTGCGGCTCCGTAGAGCTCCAGCACGCCATCCTCGCCGTCGCAGCAAATGCGCGAATGCTCCTTGATGTACTGTATGGTGGTCCATATCATCGGCCACCTCCTTCAGCACCTGCGCTGCCGTTAGTTGTTATTTGTTTCATTGCTTTCGGGTTATTGTTTCTGTGTATCGGTGATTTTGTCGTTCATGGTTTACTTTCAAAAATGTTTGAAAATTCTTGCAAGTTTTGGAAAAAGTTGCTACCTTTGCACCCGAAGGATAGGTCGGAGTCATGACCGACTGACAAGAGGTTATAACATTGCACCTCTTCCTTCGTTTTCAAGCAATGTGTTTTTATATAAAAGCAATGTTATGGAACAGCCAAGATTTTCGGTTGTCGCCAATGGCGTAACCAAGTACTACTCCACCCAGGAGCAGATTGTTGAAGACCTCGACCGCATTTCGCGTCAGGTGAAGATGGGACAGATGAATGCCCAGGAGCTCCACGTCGACTACAAGTCGATGTCCTTCTTTGAATTTTTCGAGAGCCGGACGAATGATCGCATCATGAAGCACACCACGCGCCTGCGTTTCGTGTCGACTCTGAACCTGCTCAAGAATGAGGCCACCTACCTCGAGCACTTCGAGGACCTGACACCCGAGAAGCTCTGTCGCTTCGATGAGTACCTTCGCCGCCGGAAGGCTCACGGCTCTCACCTGATGGCCGACACCTCCATCTCAAAGATTCACAACACAATCAAGACCATCATCCGAGAGGCCATCGTGCGGAAGATTATCGCAGCCAATCCGTATGAGTGCCTGCACATCGTCAAAGGTCGCTGCAAGGAGCGCGTGTTCCTCACCCGTGAAGAGCTCGACCGCTTCATCGCCTATCAACCCGAATCGCATGAACGTCAGGAGGTGAAGGATTGCTTCCTTGTTTCATGTTACACCGGCCTCGCATACGTCGACCTGTTCAACGTCGACTTTACGAAGCGTAAGCAGGTGCAAGGGCATTGGTTGGTTTACAACCACAGACAGAAGACAAACGAGCGCAACACCATCGTCCTGCTGCCGATCGTGCTCGACATCCTGCGAAAGTACGACTTCCGCCTGCCGCATCGCAGCAACGTCGGCTATAACCGCCAGCTCTCAATTCTTTGCAATGAGATGAACCTGGGCAAAAAGCTCACCACCCACTGCGCCCGCCACACCTTCGCCACCACCGTATGTTTGGGAAGTGGAATTCCCATACAAGTTGTGCAGCGCATGCTCGGCCATTCTAACATCCACACCACGGAAATTTACACCCACATGACCGAGACCGACCTCATCGGCGGCTACGACATGATCAAGTAGGCAAAACAAAAAGGGGCACCCGTTTGGATGCCCCTTTTTCGTCGATTCGCCTATTATTAGTTACTCTGAAACTAAATTATTTGCACATCCATAAGGAAACGCTCGTACATCTTCTCCTGTCCTTCTGCATTCGGGTGAACATCGTCACCAAACAAAGAGGCATCTGCACCATCATCGGGGTCTCCATTCAACGCCGTTGCAATGTCAAATCTTGCACCGAGAATGCCTGCCGCTAATATCGTGCTATTCTTGTCAGCCCACGGGTATGTACTTGGTGTCTTTGAAACTGGCACGCAGTTTAGAATGAATTTTATGCCGTTTGTCTCGCAAAAGTCTTTCCACGAAGTGATTTGTGCCGACGTTATTGTTCCGTTTGTACCACCAAGCAACGAAAGATACTTCGGCTTCATGAATGGAATTTCAGATGTTCTCGAATACGAAAGCACATCCACATTCGCACCTCCCTGCGCAATGATGCAGCCATTGTCGTTCATTGCTTTAATAATTTTTGCCGCGTAGGTGTCCTGCCTATAACCGCACTCCGTGATGCTGTCACCAACAAAGATGATTGTCGGCTGATACATGAGGAATGTATCATACTGCTTTACTGAAACGCTACCACTCAAGAGTTGAATGTATGGATAGCCAAGCAATTTTCCAGTATTGCTAACGCTGGCACTTGCCGTATATTCGTAGGATGCAACAACCTCTCCGCTCGCATAGTTGACAAGTTCCACCGTCTGAGTGTAGTCGAATTGTGCCATCCTCACAATATAGTCACCTGCGGAGAATGACGAGATAGCAGCCGTGCCATACTCATTTCCACCATCACTATATATCGTCAAGGTAAGATTGGGTATATCAATTTTAACTCTCGACATTCGGGAAGCAATAGCGACCGCCGTGGGTGAATTTGTTGTTCCGCAATATATTACCGAGTTTGCAGAAAGCCCTACCCTCCATTCGTGCCTGCGCCGATATGAACGGAAATATTTTTTGTGGATAAGGAAAGCGTTTGCAGTTGAAGAACTGAACGCAGCATCAAATCCGCTATTCTCCACGTCGTCAAATGATGTAACACCAAAGACATAGTGGAACGGGTTGCAATAGGAGAACGTGGGCTTCGGAATGTACTTTTCAATGCTCACCGAGTTTACTACTTCGGGCTGCTTATATAGGAAAGCGGATGGTGTAAAATTCGCGGAATACGCCCCGAAAATTATTTTCGTGCATCCTGCTGGGATGTCAACAATGCCAGTGTCAACGTGTATCTGCGTCGCCGTATTATCTCCGTAAAGATAACTGATATTTACCCCTTGTGCATTAAAGAAAGAAATGGCAGCGATTGCAGAATAAGCAACAATGCCTACAAATCGAACTTTATCATTTGGCGAGAAATCCGTTAATTCTAATCCCGAAAAAGACGCCCCACTATTTTGCGCACCAGTTTTGTAATTGTAATACGTTCCTTTTGTTAATGTGAGTTCCTCTTGCACAAGGTCGTTGTCGGGGTTTACAACTTCGGCAATCATTTCGTTTACCCTTGTTTCGTTCAACAAAGTGGGAAGAGAATATTGTTTGGCAGATGATATATAACTACCTTCCAAATAGCAATTAAATATGACAGACGCCGTACCCGCTGGAACCATAAACATTCCAGTAGTAATGCTCATTGTCCCGCTGCCGCTATATGGATACATGTACCCTATATTTCTGCCATTTTCGTCGAGAAATACGACTGCGGCAAGATTTGAATACCTTATACGACCGATATAACTGAATAAGTCTCCCGCTTGCACATTATCAATTTTCTTGCACTTGAAAGAACTTCCCTCCGTCAGTGTCGGGTATTCTTGCTTGTAGTTATAGTAACCATTTGTGTCTAATTCAATACTTGATGCAACAAGCTCGGAGTCCGAAAAGAGCTGTTCCCTCCTTATATAATTTGGCAATTCCTCATCAGCCCACACTATCTTCTTGACTGGCAATGCCGTCGCAGCCGTTTGCCCGTCGCCCATTACATAGGCGTCGAAATTCCCCTGCCCTGCTGCGTTCATTGAATTATCAGAACTGACGAGGATGTACTCACCAGCCGCAGGAGTTCCAAACGAGGAAAGACTTTGAAGGTTGCACCTTTTCGGCTTTGCAGCTGAACCAATTATTTGTCCCATATCTTAATATTTTTATTCGTTGACCACAAACTAATAACATTCATTTAATAATAGAAACCGCCTTCGATCTCGTTGAGGAGAGCCTGGGCGGCGTCGGCCCCACACACGTCGGTGACGGCATAGGACGTCGTTTTGTCGATGCCGTGGATGATCGCCAGGCTGGAGGCATCACCCGTGACACCCGTATCACCTTTCGGCCCTTGAACACCTTGGACGCCCTGGATTCCCTGCGGCCCTTGCGCCCCCGTAGCCCCCTTGAGGTTCTGGAAGCTGAGCGACAGAGTGCTGCCACTCACCGATGCGCTGCCCGAAGGTGTGCCTGTGTTGTTGTCCACCGTCACATTAACCGTGCTGATGGTGTCCTGCTTTGCGTCGATAGCCGTCTTCACACCGCCGCTCTTCACGGGGTTGTTGCTGTTGGCGGTCGGCACATTGTCGAATGTCAGTGTGTCCTGCTTCGCTGCCAGAGCCGTGTTCATTGTTGCAGGCTGCACAGCTGTCGCACCAGCAGCAGCGCCGGAGCGGATTGTCGACAGATCAGAGATGGTTGCCTGCTTGCCATTGAGTGCCGTTGTCACCACCTTGTTCTGAACAGGGTTCTCGCTGGTAGTGCTGAGAGCGTCATCCACGTCGATGTCACTTGAATGAGTGTCGACGTAGTTCTTGTCTGCCAGCTGATTTTGTGCCGATGCTGTCGATGGGATCACCGTCTCGATGGCAGCCAGGGCGTCGAAGATGTTCGCGCCCTGTCCTTTGGTGATGCTGCCAGGGGTAATGGTGACCTTCGTTTGGTTGTCGCTGCCGACGGTGATGCCGTAGCCGATGTTCACGCCGTACTTCACGGAGAGGTCGCCGACCTTCGTGCCGGTTGTGTTCTCGGTCAGTTTGTCCTGTTTGGCTTGCAGCAGCGTGTTCATCTGGTTGTAGTCGACCAGTTTGTTGCCGGTCGAAACATCTTCAGGCAGCAGTGCCTCTACTGCTTCGAGTTCCTGTTGTGTGATCGGCGCATCGTCGAGAATCTCCTGAACCTGTGCGCCTGTCTGGGTGAGTTGGTAGTCCATATCTTTAGCGTTTTTATTTCTTTAAGACCATGAGCCGCTCGTTCTCGGCAGTGATGAGGTTGCGACCGTGTGAGTCTGTCAAATAGGCGTAGAGCTCGGCCACGTCGCTTTCGTTTGTGAACTCGTAGCTGACGGTGCCAGTGCTCACGGGCATAGCCGGGCAGCAAATGAACCTGGGCAGCGGGCTGGTGACGACGAAGCACAGGAACTGGCGGTTGACCTCCGTGCGCAGTTTGTCGGGGTAGTCATTGTCGGGCACGTAGTAGGTGCACTCGGCTGTGATGGGGCCGACCATGGGAGCAGAGTCGAAAATGAAGAACCACTCATCGTCGTCGTTGCTGAACATCTGGTCCTTCGTGATGGTCATCGACTGTCCCATGAGGCCCCACATGAGCTTCACCTTGAAGTCGTCGTCGTTCATGACGAAGCCGGTGCGCGTGATGGTGATCATCACCTTGGCTTCCTCGCCCTGTTGTATGATTTTCTTTGTGTCCATGCGTTCGTTTGTTTTATTTTCAGCCGTTTCCCGTGCTGGGGTTTACTCGACGCGCGTCAGCGCCCCGCTGCCTTTGAACGTCACCGATCCTGTGGCCAGGTTGCCACGCGTGCCGGTCATCTTCACACCGGTCACGATGGCAGCACCGCGCAGTGTGGCGTTTGCCACCATCCGCGTGCCGTCGAAGATGTAGTTCTTCAAGTCTCCGGTGCAATGGTAGGTGTCGCTGCTGTTGGGTGTATTGTAGCCTGTCTCTGCTTTTGCTGGCCAGTATTGATAATAGTCGTCGCCGACCTTACCGATGAACATGCGCAGTCCATCGTGCCACCAAACACTGTCCACGGCACCCGTGGCACGCAGCTGCACATGGGGCGGCGCGATGAAGCCAGCGAAGTCGTAGGTGTCGCCTGGCTGCCTGACGGTGAAGGTCAGGATGACCGACTCGCCCACGAGGGTGGGGCGGTAGGTGACGTAGAGTGGAGTCAATAGGTAGCCGA